CGCAAAACGCATGGCTTAACCGTGGCGTCATAATAACTATTATGTTAAATAGAACACAAGGCATTGTTGTTGCTGTAGATTTTTTGCGCGACTGCCATGCGTCAAACGCAAACCACAACATGTTGTGCCTACCCTGCCTCCTCCCCATCACATTCACACATTCATATGTGATGTTCTCACGCGCGTAGCTGTCAACGACAGGATGTGTTGTATACACAAGATCCGACATCAATGCTTTGTTACTCTCTCTTCCTTTTGGTCAGGCACAACCTCAGTGGTATTGACCTCGACATCCCCACCAGCCCAACTGATTGTGAACGTCTGGGCTTGTGGCTGGTCTTCTTTCTTGTCCCTTACGCCCCAAGGCATGTTCCGTGCTAGCGTCCATTTCAATGTATCAATCTCAAGCCTACGCCGCTGCACCTCTGCGTTAGCCAGCCTGTTATCCTCAAACGTAGGAAGTGGCGACACTGCCAGGTTGTTGATGTGGTCAGTGAAATATTCTGACTGCATCACTCTGCCTTTTCGATAGACCTCATACAGATCATCATCACGCAGCACGGCTTGCATGACGCCTTGATAGGTTGGCATGCCGGCTGTCTTGAGTATGTCTTTGAGTGTTTCGCCTACTGCCAAGCGGTCAGCGATCTTGTGCATCAGCTCGGCGTTAATTTTTACTGGTTTCTTTGCCATGTGTGCCTCATCTGTTTTTTGGGATCATAGCACAAAAAAGGCCCAGCGCAATAATGCTGGGCCAGTTGTTGAGTGTTGAGCTGTGGAAACAGGTGGAAGCAGCTCAACGGGCAATTACTTTTTATCAGAATGGAATGTCATCATCAAACACTTTCGGCTTTGCTCGGATGTCGATCACCTCTGCGGCTGGGAATGATTCTTTGACTGCCTTCTCGAACTCTCCTGCGTTGTGGTCTCTGAAGTGTCTGTATGCCAGGGCCACCTCTCTGAGCGTTAGCAGCTCTAGGTCTGGCCGTTGCTCTTTGATCTTTTGCCACGACCTTCCGTCTTTCATAATGCCAAAGGTCTCGCCATCCAGTTCCATCTCCCAGATGTCTGTTGAGGCTCTCTGTGCGCCTAGTCTCTCTGCCTCTGCGTCCATTGCATTGAGTCCTCTTACGACCACCTCTGCTCTGACCTTACATTCTTCTGGATTGTTTTCTTCGATAGCCTTGTTCATCTTTGCCATTGCAGATCCATACTTCTGCGCTGTCTCGACGCTCACTAATTCTGGCAGCATGTCGATGCCCCACTTTGTGTCCATTTGTATTGCCAGCCGATCCATTGGTGCTATTGCGTAATCACACATGATTTGATCCTTATGAGCTTGCGGGTTGAATATTCTGTCTGCCTTCTTTTGGCGCCTTGGCCTCCGAGGCTTCTGCGTTGTCATCATCATCTCCACAGTTAAATCACCACAGTTTCATATAATCCACATTCCACCACAGTAGTATGCATATACATACAACTACTGTGGTGGAAGTATTTGTGGCCTTTTCTTCCACAGTTCCACAGTTCATCCACAGTTCGGAAAAGCAACTGTGGAACTGTTGGGAAAGCATCAGACTTCCTCCCAATTGATCCACTCACCGACCACCACGCACGGCACATCTCTTCCGCTTCGTGTGTCTCTTATCTCTGCGACTTTGAGGTTGCCTGTGCTGATCCACTTCTTTGCGATTGCCTTGGCCTTTGCTTTGTCCCCTGGCTTGTCTGTATCGAGGTCGAGCTGTTCTGCGACTGCATTGCCGATCCAGCTCTTTGCTCTGATGTCTGATCGGTATGCCTTGCCTTCTTCCTCTGCCTTTCCGACTGCTCTTTGCACATCGTACAGGTCTTTGGCTGTCACGCCGTCGAACAGGTCAGGCAGCTTGAACTCTGTTGCTACGCCTATGTGTTCACCGTTTGCGATCTCGACTGAGATCATCTTGCGGTATGTTGCCTTGTCTGACGGTGGTGCGAGGTTTGCTTTGCCATCGTCCTGGCGGAATATGCCGAGGGCTTCCTGTTCGTCCACACCGAGGGCCATTGCGTCTTCTGGCGATATTCTGTTGATTACTCTTGCTGCTCTTGCTGCACCGATCAGACTGCCTGCCCCTCGCACTGAATCCACTGTTGCGTCTTCTCCGTTGCCTTTTCGGATATGATGCACAAGCTGGACTGAGCTGTTGGTATCTCTTGCCAGCTTCCTGAGCATTGATACGACTGCCTGTATGCTTCCATTATTATTCTCATTGACCAGGTGGGCAGATATGAATGGATCTAGGATCACGACTTTTATGTTGTTGTCTTTGATCTTTCGGATCATGAATGCCAGCAGCTCATCGTTCTGGATCAGGCCGTCCCTTCCTTCTGCTGCCAGTGTGATCTGCATGGTGTCCTCGCCATCCATAAACAGCTTGCCTTTGATGTCATCTGGCTTGAGGCCATAGTGCTGCATTGCTGCTATGGTTCTCATTTGAAGTTCCGAGATCGGATCTTCCAAATTTATGACCCATGTGTTGCACTGTTCCTTGACCCTTACGCCAAGCAGGTCTTTGCCTGTCGATATTGCCAGTGCTTCCACAATGATTGCTGATGTCTTGCCTATGCCGCCGGCTGATGCTGTTACGCTGATATACTTCTTGATGTAGTCGTATCCATACACCCACTCTCTGCGCGGCAGTGTGAGAGCATCAAACATTTCGTATGGCGTGGGCCAATCATTGCCTGTATCGGCCTCTGTGTGGCTCTGTGTTGGCTCTGTGGCTATCTGCAATGTCTGGTTTTGCTGCTCCATGCGCTCGGCTGCTGGATCTGGCGGTGGCGTCCAGCCTTTTGCTCTGGCGCCGTCGATTGCCTTCTGCACCTCTGCCCTTGTTTCTTCTACTGAGTAGCCGCCAAGGGTAAAGCCATCTGTGATTGCGTGGATCTCTTCGTCTGCTAGGCCTTTGTTGACGTATGATCCAACCAGGCGCACCATATTGTGATGCCAATCCTCTCCTGCTAGCACGTTTTGGACTGCCATCTGCCTGTCCATTGCTTGCTGGCCGAGGTCTATGTTGATTGTGCTAGCAGCCTGTGGCTCTGCCCTTGGGAAGGCGCGCATCATGCGCTCAAACTCTACTGGCTCTCTGTCTGTACTAAATTCTGTACGCATTGTGACCAGCTCTGGGACGTATCCTTTGTCTTGTTTCTTTTGGTTGGGCCATGAGACTGTGCCTGCCACGCGCATGATGCGTGATGGGTTGATGACTGCTGCATCTGTTTGGAGCGAGGCGGCGATTGCTTTTTGTACGTCACGCCATGCCTGCATGTTTTGCACTGGCTCTTCTAGCTGCCAGTATGCGTGGCCTCTTGCGAATGGGGTTGTGCCTGTCTTGATCGACATTGTGAACTTTGGGCCGGCGAAAGACAGGATATTTTCCATTGCGCCGGCAGTGTCTGCGTCTTCGAAGCAGTAGAACGCGGCTAGGATGTCTGTGTCTTTGGCTGCTTGGCCTGCTGGTATATCCACGATTGGATCAATTGGATTGATGCACATGTATATGTTTTGCTTGGCGGCGTTCATTGCCTCGGCGTGCTGGGCTGCGTCTTCTATGTTTTTTAGTGCAAATCTTGCGGCGTTTGCTGATCCAGATTGCGATATAGAACGTATCTCTATGAGCGGTTGGCCCACAGTGTTCCAATTTTCTGTGATCTGTGCTATGAACTGCTTAATGATTTCGGTTTTGGGAGCCATTTCCATTTGTTCTTCCACTTCCATTTTCATTGATTCCTCCCCTGAACTGCCCAGCGGCTATGACCGCTGGGCTTTTTTCGTTTAAAACTCTGCGTCAGCTGGGGCTGGTGCAGGAGCTGGGGCCGGTGCGGGTGCAGCTTCTTCGACTGCTATCCCTGCGGCGACACCTTCTTTCAGGCAGTCAGGCTTGTCTACCCACTTTACGATCTCAAAGATCGGGTAGCATGTGGAGCCTTTGGTGAACTTGATTTCCTTGGCCTCAACCATTTTGATGAGTGGCATTTGGCCGTTTGTGCCTTGGCTCAGTTTTGGAGCGAGATCTGTCAGAGCGGCCCACACGCCGGCGCCTGCTTGCTCCCACATGGCGACCTTGCCGCCACCGATAGCACACTTGACCGAAAAGCCTTTCTTGTAATCATCACCGGGCTTGCCCATCATTTGATTAACTGTTGGGTTCCACTTCCACTCGGGAGCTACGCCAACCATGCCGTCTGACTTCTGCCATCCTGTCTTTAGGCTGTCCAAGTCAATGACAAAGCCGTTAGTCTGCGCAGCCTCAAACTCATCCTTCGCCGCACCGTCACGGGTATAGAACTGCTTGGCGCGGACGGAGCCATCCTGTGTGCCGCGTGCTGACCATTGCAGGAATGTGTTAACGTCAGAGCCTGATGCCCCTAGATCTATTTCAAACATTTTGTATCCTTTACGTTGTTTGATTGTTGGAGTTGTTGTGCGCGTAACCCTGCGCTGGGATTAGATGCCATACATTTCTTCCCGCAGATCTTCTGCCCCGTTCCAGTAGAACGTGTTAGGGTTGACGGGTATGACCTCTCTAATATCTTCCGCGCTACCTGAGCGCAGGAACTTTTCCAGACGAGCGATCTGCTTCTTGGCTTTGCCAAGGATCTCTGTTGGATCGCCGTCTTCAAGCATGTTTGTTTTCTTTGATGACACATAAAGAAACTTGACCACCTGGTTGCCTCGGGCCTTCTGGTAGATCGCGCGTTGCAGTTGATGCTCTGGCGACATCTTGCTTGGGATGCGGCCTGTTGTTTTAAGATCAATGACCACGCCGTGATCTGGGAATACAAAGTCAAGGTAGCCGATCACAGGGATCTCGAAGTCATCTGTCTTGGCTGTGATGCTGATCTTTGTTTGCCCGTCTTCAGGAAACTCAGGCTTGCCGTAATGCTCAAGCTCTTGGAGTGTTAGTTCCATGCACGGCTCAATCATGGCGCGCTCTTTGGTGATCTTTTCGTCGGCCATAAAGAACATGCTGTCAAACTTTTCCAATGCTTGATCCAGCGCGCCGGCTTTGTGCAGCTTGCCGGTCAGCGTGTTGGCAACTGCTTCCTCTGTGCAGATGCCACGCATTGCAGCGGCGCCCATAGGTGTGCGCTTCTTAAACAAGTATGACGCAACCCAAACGTCTGGCGCGTTAGACCAGAGGTTGATTGATGATGCTGACAGGTGCTTGATGCCGTGCTTTTCAAAACCGTTCATGCTGTTAGCTTTCCATATAGGGCCAAGAGACAAGCCTCGCTTCTGCCATCGTCTTTGACACGTTTAAACAGGTCACTCTGGGCAGGCCATCTCTGGCTGGCAAGTGATCGGCTGAGACCTTTGTCTTTGTTAAGACCAAGGTATGACTTCCACTTAGACGGCGTTACCAATGTCATTGGCAGCTTGTGTGCTGCGATAGCCATCTGCGTGGCGCCGTAGGCTTGGCCGAATCTAAACATGCTGCTGACACCGTTGCCTCTGACGGCACTGACCTGCTCCAATACAACGTGGTGCGGCTCATCACCTTCTGGCTTTAAAATTTCGTGCAGCTCATACAGGTTCAGCTCTGTCTTGCCTTTGATGTTTTTGTAAACCGGCATGTCATGCACCTCGACGCGGTTGCTGTCGGGCCAGTAAAACGCAATCGCACCAGTAAAGCCTGGGTCAATTCCGACAAAGACTGTCATGCTTGATCTCGGATCTTGATGCCGTTGAAGTTAAGAAAGAAGAAGATTGCTTCTTCAGTTAGATCGCGCAGGGTTGGGTCTTGCCCATCCATCTTTGCCCGATTGTCTTGCAGAACGCGCATCCCGTCAGCAAGCTCACACTTGATGCGGTGGTTCCACTGCTCTTTCTTCTGTTTCATAGTTCCCCCAAGTTGCTAGTCGTTCACCATACATAGTGCTAGCAATTATTTTAATCAAGTGTATTTTTTTGCTAGCAAAGGTATTGCAAAGTTGCTAGCAAACATTTAATGTAATCTTACAGCAAAGGGAGACCCAGATGACAATAGACGAAATCAAATCCGCAATTGCCAAAGAGACCAGTTTCATTGACAATAAATTAAAGGTCATTGACGAACTCAAAAAATACTATGGAGAAGGTGTCCGATCATCATCAGCCAGTGCCGACATAGGAATGGAAGCGGCCATGCTGCAAACCGCAATTGCGACCCGCAAAAACTTTGAGCAGTTACTGAAGGAGATGACAGATGAAAGCTGATTGGCAAGACTATGTAATTATAATTAGCGCGTCTGTCGCTGCAAACGTATGGATCGCAGGCATTGTATGGGGGTGGTGGTGAGCGAACTATCCCCTGCCGAGCAGGCCATACTGCAATACCTGCGCACTCAAGTGGATCGCCTGCAAGATGAGCGGTATCGGCAGGACGCGAGGCCGAGCATTGTCAATGAGCTTCAGATTGCCCAGCGTGATCTGAAGCAATACACATCTGACCTCAGAAAAAAAGGATACAATATATAATGGTCAAAGTAGTAGACGTTGAAATAAACGTCATGTCATTTAAACGCGCATTTAATCGGGAACCCACTGAGGCAGAGATGGGCGCCTTGATGAGGCTGAACGCCAAAAGAAACGAAAAGCAATGCGGCGGCAAGAATACAATTGAAAAGATCGACAGGCGCCTTGCGTCTGCATCCAAGGCTCGGGATTACATTAAGAGCCAGCCGCTCAAGCGCAATATTGTAGTCACCCGCACCGCGTGGTCTGTTAATTACCTGCTCAAGTTAGACTTAAACAAATCACAAATCATGGACGTTCTGCACATAAGTGAGATCGCTTATGATCGGGCCGTCAAGCAATACAATCTGCCGCGTGACGGGATTGAAAGAAGGTTTAAAAATGACAAGAGATGAAATACTGAAAGAAGCCGCGCGCATAATTAGCTCAGAAAGGGCAGAAGATTATGGGCCGGCAGATGAATCGTTCAAGCGGATTGCTCGGCTGTGGACAGCCTATCTTGATTTGGCTGTTAGCCCTATGGACGTTG